GCAGTGATCCCCTGCTACGAACTCGCCCGAGCCCGCCCAGGCCTTTTTGGCTTTTGGCTTGACGAAGTAGTTCGCCCAGTCGACGAGCCTCGCGATCGAGGTGCCGTCGGTTGTGATGCTGTCGAGCCTTGGCTGGACGATGGTGTACTCGACGTCTTTGATTTCCGGGTACTCGTCTTTGAACTTGCTCCAGGCGCCGAGCGCGTAGAGCCTGAGCTGCGAGTTGTCCTTGGCTTCGACGGGGATGCCTTTGCCGAACTTAAGGTCGATGACTCTAACCTTGTGCTGCGACAGTACCACGACATCAGCAGTACCAAATCCGTCAGGAGCCCAGTCAGAATAATCCACGCGTTGCTCAAATAACGGCCGATCGCCGTCACCAATCTGACTGCGTACATATAAAACGTAGTTGTCCACATACTCTTCAAACTCCTTATTGTAGTAGGGGGTTGCTTTGATGATCTCAGTTTCACGGCTCATCTCCTCATGGCTAATCTGGCCGTAGTGGTGCCGCAGCTTAGCCTCGGCCAGGGAGTGCGCCATGGTGCCCTCCTGGCTGTAATCAAAGCTGCCAGAGGATCTTTTTAACTCGGGAAGGGTGGCCTCGAGACGGGCCGAGGGGGTACATGTTAGCCAGCGCTTGGACGCGGAGGCGGATAGAACGGCGTGAGCGGTCATGTCTGTTTTCCTGTTTGACGGTTAAGTTGTATTACTACTAATGCAAAACGGGACAGCTTTTTGGGCTGTCCCGTTTAATAGTTGACTAACCTACTAAGGTATTCTTTAATTACGTAAGTCTATTCTTTAGCTTCCTTTAATTTGGAGATCAGGTCGTTGACGGCCCCGGTGAAGTCAACCACAACGTCGGCCTTGACATCGATCTTTTGCTCCCTGGTCTCCTTGTAGTCCGTGGGGAACTGGCCCCGGAGCGCTATCTCCGCGATCCTGGAGTTAAACGCCCGGTTCCCTATGTTGGCCAGCAGCTCACGCTCCCAGTACGCCTGGGAGTGGACCAGGGCCACGCCAAGAGCGTCCGAAAACTCTGGGTACTTCTTCTTCCAGTTATCGGCGACGTCCTTGGATATGCCCAGCTCGGACCACATCATCTTCTGGGATGCGCCCTGCTTGCCCATCTCGATGAGCTTGTCGCACATATCGGGCGTGAACGTGTACTTTTGTTTTGCGGCCATTACTTTTTAGCGGTCTTCGCAGACTCTTTGAATGCCTTCGCGGTGGGGGCTCCCTTTTGCCCAGGCTGGCGCATCTTCTCGCCGGATCCTTTTTCAATCCGCTCACGCTTAGCTGCGATGTTGGCATAGAGGCCGGGCTTCGCGGAGCCTCCCTCTTTCTTTTTGTCCAACCCCATGAGCTCTGATAGCGTCTTGCCCGACCCTCGGACGCCCTCTTTCTTGGGTGGTGACATTGGGTTAAACGGGCGAACGGGAGCCGGCATAATTTGCCCTGGCGGCTTTGGGGGTTGCCTGCCGTTAGACATCTTTGGTAATTTCTTAAAGCCTTCCATGCTCTCCCTTTCTGTGTTGTGTAAAAAGGGGCGTCTCCCGACGTGCCCTACTTCTACTTATGCAAAAGCCAACCCATTATGGCCCTGAAAAATTTATTGGTTTTCCTGGATTTCTTGCTGGTGTCCGGCGGTGTATTGGCCGCCTTGACGGTGCCCAGGGCCTGGTTGACCAGGACCTTGGTCATGGCAGAGGCTCGTTCGACACGCTGGGCCTCCTTGATGGGGTCCTTCATGGGCTTCATCTGCTTTGCCAGCAGCCTTCTCATCTCGCGGTTCATAGTTGTTTCTCCTTTACCAATTTTTCAAATATCTCAAACGCGAGCTCCCCGCGCATGTGGATCAGTTGCTTTATGCCCAGCAGAGCGTTAGCCATCTCCTCAACGTCAACCTCTCCCTGGCGGTCGTAGTAGTACTTGAACACAGTCTCCACGTCCTGGTCAGAGCTCCACAGGCGCATGATCGCGTCCTCAAGCTCAAACCTTGTTTCGCTTGGTCTTTTTGCTGGTCTCACTTAAACCCTCCTCTTTAATCGCTTGGAATAAATTATCAAACACTTCAAGTAGTCTGTCGTTTATCTTGTCGAGCTCGGAGGAGATGTGGTGCATCATGTTGTCCGAGTCTCGCTTGTTAGCCTCCGGCGCACCAAACGACATCACGCGAACGGCGCTGGCGAATACCTCCAAGTCTATGCTGATGTTCTCAAGCTGGCTTAGTTTATCGTAGTGTTTCATTGTGCGCCAAGCTCCATCTTAATAAGATTAAACGCTCTCTTTAGGTGATACCGCCAATACTTTTCGGTTACATCAATGTCAGCGGCGTTATGACCCATCAAAAATGCCTCGAGGATTTCTCTCTGCTTAACCGGCATCTTCGTTTCCATGACTTGCTTGATGTCGATCATGTCCTCGTTAGTCCATGGCAGCCACCCATCCGACTCCTGGCCCTGGATGCCCTCAACGTCTTCCTGCTCCATCAGGTCCGGCTCCTCGTCCGACAGACGAGGGGCGGCGCAGCACTTTTTCTTGTGCGTTAAAATTTCATGCAGGGCTAAATAACGCTGCGGAATAGGTATTCCCCATCCCCGCCGCAAGGGAGAGCATGAGACCTTTGGGTGGCTTTTGTGGGAAAGACGTGAACTTATTATCATACTCGGTCCTATTTATAATTTCAGGGATAACGTCATTTTTTATATCGTTTAACAGCAAGCAGGTCTCCAGCAAACCACTGGCCCCCACGGTGTGGCCAATCCTTTGCTTGTACGACGTGGCCACAAAATCATCAAAGTAGTGCTCGATCGCTGAACGCTCCGACAAATTGTTAATTAACGTGCCGGTGCCGTGCGTCTTAATTATCTTGATCTCTCCGTGGTCAAACCCTTTTGTCGCGCCCTCTATGGCTCGCTTGTAGCCCTTTCCGTCTGCGCGCTGGCCCAGCGGGTTAGTGTTATCCTCAGCCGCTGTGTAAGCGCCAAGCAGCTCAGCACGGACCGGGGAGTCGCAAGCGACCACTGACCTCTCCGACTCGAACACGGCAAGAACACCACCCTGGCCAAGATAGAACCCTCCGTTGCTGGAATCAAACGCAGAGGGCCGAGCACCCTTTTCGTAATCGTCCAGGCAGATGTTGGCCTTCGCCGAGCCAAAGAAGTTAAGCACCGTGTTGCATATCGAGTCCTCTAACCCGAGCACGTACACTCGGTCGAAGTCGTAGTCGCGTATGAGGTGCCTCACGTCCATCATAACTTTCAGGCTTGACGCGCAGGTGCTGGCGTCGGTCGCCACGTAGTCGTTGGCGCTTAGCTGCGACGCTACCCTGGCCCCAAATATGTTGGTGACGTTTAGCACCTCGACCTTGTACGAGTACGCAAGAGAGTTGGTGAGGCACTTATCGTACAGCGGAACGCCTCCGGTCCCCCACACCTGCGACCCACCAGCGAGTATGAACCCCACCTTGCCAGGCGCCTTGTTCTTGCAGACGTGCTCTATGATGCTCGGGGTAATCAAGCGGTCGACAACCCTCTTGGGCACCTGAAACATGCCCGTCTTGGTCTTTTCATAGGTCTCGGGAAACCAGTGCACTCGTTGGGGGAACACGGCGTCTGAGATCACATGTGTCTCCTCCGTGCTCATGGTCTCGTACTTGGTCAGGTAGATTCTCATTTTAGGTTTTTGACTGCCTCCGCTAGGTTCTCTGGTTCCTTGGTCTTGTGCTTGTCGACAAAGTCGAAGATCATCTTCAGTGTCATGCTCGGGCGCTGGGAGCCGTCTGGCTCCGTGACTCGCATCGGGCTGAGCTCCTTGAGCTTCTCCTCCGGTATCCCGTACAGGTCGGCCAGGTAAATCGTAAACATCAGGGTGTCCAGGCTGTCCAGGTTCAGGCTGCGCGTTTCCTGGTCGAGAGATGTCGCCTTGACAATGTTGATCCCTGCCGGCTTGGCGATTCTTATCAGCTCGTTTGTTAGTTCTACTTTGTCCAATTAAACCTCCATTTTTAGTTCTTCCATGACCGCGTCCTGGCCGGTTATCTTACCCTCCAGGACCTTTATAACCCGCTCATCAATCGTACCCTTAGCTAGCAGGTGGTGAATGATCACGGGCTTCTCCTGGCCCTGGCGGTAGACCCTGGCGTTGGCCTGGATGTAGTTCTCCGAGCTCCACGGCAGATCATACCACACAACCTGGGCCAGCTGCCCCGCGTTGCACTGCAGGTTCAGCCCGATGCCACCAGACTGCGGGTGCGCGAGCATGATCTTGATCTTGCCAGCGCGCCACATGTCCAGGTTGTCGTCTGACAGAACCTGGGCCTCGGGGAACGCCTGCTTTATCTTCTCTAGCGCTGTCTTGTAGTGATAAAAGACAAGAGTAGGGTGAGGGTTCTCCTCGACCAGCGACTCAAGATACTCCAGCTTTTCACTATGTGAAACAGCATCGCCCTCCTCCGAATAAATTGTCCCGCTCGTAAATTGAAGCAGCTTGTTCGCAAGCGCAGCCGCCGATACCGCTGTGACCTCTTTTCCATCAATATCACTCACCATCTCCCCACGAAGTTGTTTGTACTTAGCCATGACCTCCGACGATAACGTAATTGTATGGTACAAGTTCGTCAGGGCGGGCAGCGTCAGGTAGTCCTCGGCGCGCAAGCTGAAGCATATGTCTGAGACCTTGTCCATGATCTGACGTTCCATGCCCGGGCGCACCGCCCACTTGTAGACCACGTTCGTGTGCCGGTTCCTCTCCGCTGCGTACATGTACTCGTCACGGAACGCGGTCAGTGTTTTCCCAAGCCGATCGCCCATGTCCAGAATGCCAACCTGGGCCCAGAGGTCTCCCACACCCTGGGGCGTTGGGGTGCCGGTCAGTATCAGCCGTCTCTTGAAGTCCTTGAGCACCTTCTTAAGCGCCTTGAACCGTTTCGTGCTCGGGTCCTTGAACCTGGAGCTCTCGTCAACGATCAGGTTCTCGAAGAGGCCCGGCATCCAGTTCTCAATCAGCCAGGGGACGTTGTCGACGTTGATGATGTACAGGTCCGCGTCGAACGTGTAGAGCCCGCTTAGGCGCTCCTTTGGGGTGCCCATGAGCTTGATAACTCGCGTGTCCTCGAGGTGATCCCACTTCTGGCACTCCTGGGCCCAGACTGACTCAGCGACTCGCTTAGGTGCAATGACCAAAGTCCGACCCGAGTTCGGGGTTTGCCTGATAATGGTGAGAGCCGTCACAGTCTTCCCCAGTCCCGGCTCCATGAACAGCCCCATGTGCGGGACTCTTGCGGCCAGGCGTATCAGGCGGTCTTGGTACGGGTGCAGGTTTGTCCTTAAAAGCATTTAGTACTTCCTTTCGTTTGTCGTGCAGCCAGTCGGCTACGGCGTACAGTTCTTTTTCGGTGACGTCTTGTTTTATCTTGTTGGCTAGATGGGAGATGAACACAACGTTCCCCTCAACATAGCCAAGCTCTGGTATTACTCTGTCAAGGGATGGGGCATTAGGTCCATTAGAGTTGCCATTGCCCTTGCCGGAAAACCCCCAAACAAATGGCATTTTAAAAACGGGGCACTCGTCCGTTGCTATAGACTCAATGTGCTCAATCGTTAAATTAAATGGCATGTTTTTTAATTTAGCCCTTTGCATCGCAGCGTTTCTGTAAGCCTTTAGGTGACCCTTCTTTGTTGAAAAGTAGTTTGCAAAGTAGGCTTTTCTGTCGAATGAACTCATCAACGTCCTCCTTAGATCTTAATACGGTTACCGGAAAACCGAGATCTGATAATTCTTTGAACACTACGAGCTGCCTTGCTGACAGCTTTCCCGTCTCTGTTTTTAGCTCGACCAGGTGGATCTGTTTTTTCAGAAACACAATCCGATCCGGGACCCCCGTTATCGTGCTTATCCACTTTAGGCTGAGACCCCCCAGCTCCTTGACCCTTTTGCCTAGATGCTGCTCGATTCTCTTTTCTAGCATTCTTATCAATCTCCACTTGGATGC